CCGAGCCCCCTTTCGGTTATCCAAGATACAAAGACCTTAATTATTTCAGACAATTAGCAGCATCAATTTATGTTGACATGTGTGTAACAGCAATCATCGACGAGGTGTGTTCAGTTGAGTGGGAAATAGTTGCAGAGGATCGTGCCGGTAATGAAGTACCAGGTAAAGAAGCAGATGTAGAAAGGATCCAGGAGTTTTTTTATAATCCAAACACAAACAAAGAATCTTGGGAAATGATTGTCAGAATGATGTTGCCAGACTTACTTGAACTTAACTCAGGAATAATGGTTAAGATCTTTAATATGTTTGGAGAGATGGTAGAAATTTGTAGTAGGGATGGAATGGCATTTACAAAGAATCCGGACCCTTATGGATTTTACACGACTAGAGCAGATTTAATTTTAATGAAGAATATCCTAGGAGAAGGAGAAACACAAACTCAACAAATGGACTATCCGGCAATCCAAATGGAGATGGACGCAGTGGATGCAGAGAACGAGGGCGCGTATTTTCAATATGGATTTAACACCGGTGCAAGACCAATTCCATTCGGCAGGCGAGAAATAGTGTGGTTTGAGAAGAAAGTACGAACAGACAATTTATACGGAAGATCATCTATGGAAGTTTTGGCAAAGACAGTTCAGACACTTATCTATGCAGTAGAATCCCAATTGGAATATTTTAACGACAATTCAATTCCCCCAGGAGTATTAGGTATGGATGGAATGTCAGCTGAGGATTTAAAGGCATTTGGACAGCAATGGGTCCAACAACAAAAGGTACAGGATAGTCTAGGAAACTGGAAGAGAGCAACCCACAAATTACCTATGGTTAACAGGACGCCTAAGTTTGAGAGATTAGGATTCACAAACCAGGAACTAGAATTAATTGAAAGTCAAAAATGGTGGTCGAAATTAGTATGGGGCGCATTTGGTATAACTGCAACAGAACTAGGATTTTGTTATTCAGATGATACACAGGTTTTAACAGACAACGGACTCAAATATTATTGGGAAATTAAAGAAGATGATAAAATTGCCACCATAATAAATCAAAAAGAAATAGAATATATAAAACCAGATAAAATTCATACATTTGACGTTAAAGATAGAAACTTTCATTTTTATAAAAATAATTGTGTAGATGTTCTAGTTAGCGATAATCACAGAATGTATTATAGGACTCCTAAAAAAGAAGAATATAAATGTAGTCCCTCGAATGAAATAGATGTGGATACGGTTAAATTTCTACAAGGAGGACTGGGGTGGGAAGGGGAATATTTAGATGAAATCAACATACCCTTAGTAGAATATGAAAACAATAAAGATAAGGGAAGATATCAACAAACAACTTTTAATATAGATGAATGGTGTGAATTTTTAGGTTATTATTTGTCTGAAGGTTCTGTATTAAAGAAGATGAGAGAAAGAAAACAATTTCATGTTAAAATAGCACAAGTAAAACCAGAGGGTATTAAAATTATGAAACCATTAGCTGAAAAAATGGGATTCAGAAGAGAAAAGGTTTGCTGGACACTTAATAATAAATCTCTAGCCCTTTATTTGAGTAGATTTGGTGGAAGCTTAGAAAAGCATATTCCACAAGAAATAAAGAATTTACCAAAGCCACAATTAAGAATATTATTAGATGCCTTGGTATCTGGAGATGGTTCAAGAAGGGAAGGGGAAGATTCATTTAATTATTCATCCAGTAGTAAGAGATTAATTGAGGATGTGTTTGAAATATGTTTAAAATTAGGATATAAGGCTTCTATTTACGAAAGAGAATTTGATAACCCAAAATGGAATAAAACCTATGAACTTAATGTTAATATTTCGCAAAAAGAACCAAGAGTTGTTATATCTACTCAAAGATTTAATGAAAAATATACTGGAACAATGTGGTGTCCAAGCGTAAGAAACAGACCATTCATTACTTGTAGAAATGGAAAGGTAGGTATTCATTATAACACGGAGGACGCAAAGGGATCAGCAAATCAGATCGTTCAAACTTCTGTTGCAAAAAAGAGGATCATATATCCATTACTAAGATTAATCGAATATCATGTCAACACAGAAATAATCCCAGAGTTTGGAGTTGAGGGAGTAAGATACAAATACAAGATTTTCGATATAGATGAAGAAACGAAGAAATGGGGATTATACAAGATGCAGACAGAATCAGACCTAAAAACAGTTAATGAAATTAGAAATGCAGAAGGACTAGACGAAATAGAAGGCGGAGACGAAACAGGAAGTATGAGAGCAGACAGACAACAAGCAGAAGATAGAGCAGCATTCTCCGAGGAACCATTGCAACAAGAATCAGACAAAATCAATAGAGATAGCCAAGATACTCGAGATAAGATGTCCAACAAGAAAGCATTTCTTAAATTCAAATATGCCAAACGAACAGGGTCTCCAGGACATTATATTTATTGGTATAAGAATCCAAAAACTGGGAAATTGGAGAGTGGAGATAAGCCAGAAAAACCAAAAAGAAGTAAAGAACATAATGAAGCGGTAGAAGATGCTAAAGAGCAGATATTTAGATATGGTAGTACAGCAAACGAGGCTGTTGTCGCAATGGAAGAAAACAATCCATCATTAACAAAAGAAGAATTAATGGAAATAGCCTTGGACGTAGAAAAATATTATGACGAAAATTTTGAGAAAATGACTGCAATAGAGATGAACGATTCTTATAAGCCAGAAACTAAGGCGCAAACAACCGACTCGCCAACTGTCCTGGGATCAAACGAAGAAATGAGTCCATCGGAAAAGAAACTTAAAAAAGAAATAACAGACCTCTTGAAAAGCAATAAAGAAAAGGTGTTCGAACTTTTAGATGACCAGGGCAAACCAGAACAATTATTACAAATTAAGAGTGTAGACGATCTCCCTGGAATTATCAAAAAGATATTTAGTATTTTTACATTCAAAAAGGTAGTAGACGAAGTTATAAGTTTTCAGTTTAATTTTGGCTGGGAGAAATCCGAAAAGCAAATCGATAAGAATGTGCCAATGAATAACAAAGCAGTTGAATTTTTACAGAATCATACGTTTGACAATATTAAAGACATGACCGAAGAAATAGCAAATGATTTGAAAGCAGAGTTAAGCAGAGGAATAATAAACGGTGAGGGAATCGCGAAGCTAAAAAAGAGAGTGACCAAAGTGTTTGATGTCGGAGATAATCGAGCTGAGATGATTTCTAGAACTGAGGTAAACCGGGCAGAAAACAATGGAAAGTTATTGGCAATGAAAGCATCCGGATTAGACATGAATAAGCAATGGATAACTCATAAAGATGATAGAACTTCAGCAATTTGTAATAGGTTGGATAGACAGGTAGTCGGCTTGGATGAAGATTTTGAAGATAAGGATTGGTCTGGGCAAAGTCCTCCGAGCCATGTAAATTGCAGATCCACAATTATATTTATCGACAAAGAAGAAGATTAATCCTTCTAAATTTTTGAAAATAGGTTTATAACATATTTTGATTTAGACAATCTATGGACCAAGAAGCAAGTTTCACGTTTACAACTCCACTTAATGTTAATATAGTTACTTTGAAGGGTGAAGAACATCTATATGTCGAGGGAGATATTTCTACAACCGACATAGACTTCGTAAGTGATATCATGACAAAGAATTGTCAGGAGAGCATGCAAAGGCAAATTTTAGATCGTAACATGAAATTAGATTTGGAGCATGAAGCATTCAGGGGAGAAACTCATGAGGAAAAAGAGATCAACAAAACAAGAATCCCTGCAGGAAAGATAATCGATGCAACTGTTAAAGATTTAGGAGATAATAGATATTCAACAAGTGTCAAAGCAGAGATCAATAGACACAACCCAAATTATAAATCGATTAGAGGAAACTTAGTGGAGAAATACTTGGACGCTTTCTCGGTAGCATTCTTACCAACCGACATATCGTATGAACAAAGAGAAGGTAAATCTATCAGAATGTTAAATGATGTTATTTTACTAAACGTTGCAATGACAGGCAACCCATGTAATACAAGAGCCCAAATGTCAGAAGTATTCACAAAATCAATGGACGCATTAGAAGAATATAAGAAAAAGAAATTAATAGACCCAAGCGTAGAAGGACAGCTCACCGTAAAGAGCAAATCACATTCATCCGTAAAAGCGGGAGATACAACTAAATATAACACAAAAAATTCTAAGATGACAGAAAAAAACGAAGAAGGAACTGAAGCAGACGAAGGAAACGACGAAAGCGAAGGTTCAGAAACCGTTGAAGCAAAATCAGTTGAAATGTTAAAATCTATTTCATTAGAGTTGAAGTCTATGAACGAAAAGTACGACGCTGTGGCGAAAGATAATGTTTCTATGAAGGAAGCTCAATCAGAAATGAAGAGTGAACTTGCTAAGATTACAGAAGCTTTGAAACAGCCAGTACACAAGTCCATGAACAACAATACTAACGAAGCAGACAAAAAAGCATTAGCTGAAGGCAAATCTGTTGATCCTTTAGAGCTTTGCTAATATGGGAAGAGCATTCACGGGAAGTGTAGCTGAAGATTTCGATTTTCAAGGCGCATATTTCCATTCATTCGCTAATTTACAAGCAAAGACTAAATATTGGGACCCAGTAAGTGGAGTTGATTTGAGGCTTAAAGCTGATTTGAAAGCTACCACTACAACACAAGGTGGAGCCGGAACTGCAGGATATGCAATGATTCCAGTTTATTTATCTCCTTTGCTGATTGATCAGACAAGGAAGAGAACACCATTGGTTGAGTTGATACCTCGAGTTACAAACTTGGGTATGTATGCTGACTGGAACGAAATCACTGAAAAAGGGGCAGCCTTTACTGCATTGGAAGATGGTGCGTTTGGAGAATCTAACGATACAATCGATCGTTTCTCTACGCCAATCAAATTCCTTTATTCAGTTGGAAGAGTTACTGGACCTGCACGAGCAGCGCAACCTGCGTTCGTTCTTGAAGGCTTTCAGGGAACTGGTTCTGGTTTAGGTGGAAGCGCATTCGGAAACGTTGCAGCTTCTAACGCTATGCAATTAAGAGTCTTAACTGCAGCTAGAGCACTAAAGGAATTGGAAGAAAGTTTAATCGTTAATGGTGACGCATCCACAGACGCAACTGAGTTCTCAGGTATCGTAAAGTTACAGGGAACAACAAACGTTGTTGATTTGGACGGAGTAGCACTAACATACGATAGCATTGAAGAAGCGGTACAGAATTCATTTGATGACAGCGGAAACGTTAAGTTAGCAATTGGGTCAAGTTCTGCAGTAAGAGATGTGCGAAAGATTATATTGGATACATTCCGATATTCTCCAAGCGATGTCCCTTCAGGCGTATTGCCATTCGGTGTACCCTCTGCGGTATTACTTCAAACAATGGTAGGACCAGTTCCACTGATTCCATCACAATATTTGAGCAACACTTCAGGCGCAAAACAGATTTACTTCCTTGATACAGATTACATCGAGATGCGTGTACTACAAGATACGACATACGAAGCATTAGGTAAAACTAACGATTCGGATAAGTTCTATTTGAAACAGTACCAGTGTCTAGTGATGAAAAATCCAAGCTTTAACAGTTTTATAGACAATATATTGTAAATATAATTTTATTTTTTATTTTTATTTTAATATTCTCGGCCGGAGAATAAAAAAAACGGCAAGTGCCAGAACAGGCATTCCAATTAAATCACACAGGAGGTAAAAAAAATAGCAGCAATATTAATAGCAGATTGTACAGTAACAAACGACCCTCAAGTAGGGTTCAATGTTTACAAGATAGTCACACCAGCAACAGCTGATGATGCAGACACTATCGACATCAGTTCACTTGTGAGTATCAGTAAGATAGTCTCGGCTTCATGTTATGGCGCAACTGACGACTGGGAACCAATCCTAGTAATTACAGACGCGACAGGACTACTGATTCCAGGTAGTACTGACAACGAAGCAAGAACAATCTACGTAATGGGTCGTCTTTAATTGCCGTTTTTGAATTAAAATGGTAAGAGACGGAACAGTAAGCGGAGACATGACTGGAGACAGAGTGTACAAAGATAAGATGACTGTTGAGGGAAATTTTAGTCGAAGTCCAGAAAGATACTATCTTGAATGGATGGGTCACAAAGCTGGAGTTAATGGAGACATTGATGCAGTTTATACAACTGAAGTAGCTCGAAATGTGAGTACAGATTTTGAAATACTGGGAGATAACGGAGTAAGTGCATTAAGCACATATTCGGCAACACTCGCAGCAATGACAATGACTACTGATACGGCAGATAACGATCAGATGATTTTATTGCCACATTTGGATAGTGAATATTCACAATGGACCGGAGTTAAATGGGGAACTGAAAACCAGGTGATCTGGGAAGCAGCAATCACCACAGGCTCAACAGTAACATCGAGTTTGCTTTGGGCAGGTTTGAAATTAACAAACACCCCAACAATAGCAACTGACGATAACCAGGTGTTTTTTAGGTATAGTACAGATGACTCGGACGCAGGATGGGTAGTTGAAAGCTCAATCGCAGGAACAGACACAGCGAAAGCAAGTGGAGTGACATGCGCGGCAGATACAGCTTATAGATTTAGAATTGAAATTGACTCGGATAGAAAAGCACATTGTTATATCAATGATGAACTCGTTGAAGTAACAACAGCTTTAACAGATGATATCGATTTAATTCCATACATAGGTTTACAGAATTTGTCTGCAGCGGCAAGAGCGGTTAACGTACATTACGAAAAAATTTCTAGAGTGTTATTCGAATAAAATGGCAAAAGATAAATTAATCGGACAACAAAAGGAAGTAGAAGTAGCAGAAGTCAAACCAGCTGAACCAAAAGCGTTACAATTTAAGAATGTCGGAAAGGGCATGAAGATTAAATTAGTAGACGGAAGAAAGTTCACATGGCTCACAGTTAAGACTGGAGAAATAGTATCAGTTACAAGGAAGATCGCTAACAAAAACAGACTCGTCGAAGTTAAGTAAACAATTTATTTTTTATTTTTATTTATTTTTCTTGTTTTCAAAAAACAAGAGGTCGCAGGACCTAAATCTAACTAAATGGAGAAACAAAAATGTCAAAAATAACAAAGTACAAAATATCAGCGACAATAGCAGCAGGAGCGACTACAGCCTCAGCTTATAGTGTATCTATAAGAGGTAAAGTCATTGCGGTTGGAGTCGACTATCCGGCACACACTTGTACTGTTGACCTAGATTCGGATGGAGAAGCAAACGCACAAAAAATCCTAAATCTAGCAGCAGCGAGCACAGACAAGACGTATTATCCTAGAACACCAGTGTGCACAAATACTGGAGCAGAAACGGTTCTATCATATACAGCATTGAAAGTGTACGAACCATTCGTGGTTTACGGAAGAGTAAAATTGTCGTTAGCATCCGGAACAGCCGGAGATACGGTATCAGTGTACTTAATGGTCGAGGA